TCCCCGTCACCGTCGCCTGGCGAAGACTGTCAGTGTGAAAAGCTGAAACTTTTGCTCGAATCTTTGCGCGACCAGATCGACGAGGCTCTTGGCAACTGCTTTTGATATGGAGGTCTGAATGCAATACTACGCAAGGTGTACGGTATGCGGTCGAGTGACCGATAGTGGTCTTCGGTTTCCGCGGAGCAGACAGCTTCCAACCGACAAGCTCTGTTGCGGTAAATACATGGTTCAGGCAGGGCGGGTGCGGCCAGCGGGGAGAGAAGATTTTTATGCCGAGCTTCCAATGCTGCCGGCGAGACTGCTGGTCGATGAGACCCGCGGAAAAATTGTAAAAACCATGGATTTCAGAAAAGGCCTGACCGATCATCACGGAAACCCGCTTCCGCCAAATCACTGGTATCTCGAAGCCGAGATGAAATAGGGGGAAAATGCAAAACCAGCCGCACATCACCCCGCAAGCCTTTTTGGAAGCCGTCTGCTACGCGGAAACCGAAGGCCACTCCTGGTGGTTCGTCCGGGTCACCACAATTCCGACACCCTTGCAGCGACGAGACGACCCCCACACATTTCTAAAAGCCCAGTACCTATACGCCAACTTGCGGGCCGTAGGCAGGCGCACCTTGAACAGAACGCCATGGCAGGGCCTTGAGGCCCTTTGGATCCGGGTGCAGAGCTTTTGTGGCATGTGCCCCGACATGCTTTTTTTCCTTAACTTCCCAGAATGGAAGGATACTGGCCATGAAACAAATTGACCTTGCAACCCTGCGCGTCGAACTGGACGCGGCTTTTGTGCGCAATCGCAAAACCCCTGACCCGGTTAGAATCCCAATGGGCCAGTCTGTGGTTTTTGTAAGCAAGGGAGAAGAGATCGGCCGGTTGACATGGGACGGCAAATCCCTGTCGTTTTCCGGGGATGCGGACAAATCGGCAAAAGCGTTTTTTATCACTTTAAACGAGGTAATGGGGGTCGACCCGAAGGTTACAACTTTGGCCGATCTCATAGACAGGAAAGGAGGGGCGCCTCAATGAAAAAACTGGTGCTACTTGCGCTGCTACTTCTGCTACCGGTGGCCGCCGCTGCACAGGACATGCACTTGGTCTGCGACCCGGCCGACCCGGGCCAGGACATCGTTCAAACCCAGGTAACTATGGACGGTGTCGAGCAACCGGCCATGCCCTATGAAGAGTTTGTTGCGTCCGATGGCGGGACTTATTGCGACCTGATGAATCTATCCGGGATAGGAAACGGGCAGCACACCGCAACGGCCGTATTTATCAATAGCTGGGGGGAGGTCAGCCCGCCATCATCCCCTTTGTCTTTCTCAAAACCGGCAGCCCCCATGGCCCCGGAAATTATCGAATTAAGACGGCGGTAGGCCGGGAAAGGAGGGATTCCAACCAAAAAGGCATGCGCTTGAACCTGATTCGAACCACACCGTAACGAAAGGGGAATATTATGAATGCTGCTGTTGAGTTTATTAACCAAAATGGTCTCGGTTGTTACTGGCGAAATCCGATCACCTTGGAGCCACGGCGGGGCCTGGATCCTTTCAATCAAGGTGTTTTTGTGCGGCCGGATGCAGAAAGCCCAGAGATCGAGATCGCACCGGATACGTCCTCGGCTCTCGCCGAAATTCAGTCGTCGATAACAGCCTTGCGCTCGCTTTGGGGGCAACTGGCTATCACACGAAGCGGAAGGGTCGTGGCTGTTACTGACATGATGAAGAAGCAAATCGAGCTGCTTTCCTCGGCAATCGAGGATTACGAGGCGACACTGGTATCGCCGGCCGGATAGCTGCGCCCGTTTGGTCGACGCGAGGCAGAGGAATAGCAACCGGGGCAAGCGGTTTCCGTGTCGGGCGCCGCTTGCCCCATGGGAAAGGGTGGCATCGTGGCAGACGACCAAAAAATCAAAAAGCCAAGAGAAAAAATCTGCGCTTATTGCAAGAGCTTTACCTTCCGGGCGAGAAAGCAGCGGGGTCAAGCGTACTGCCTGAAAAAAGGCAAATGGTTTCCGAACCAGACGACCCGAGATGTTCCAACAGAGTTGATGTCTTCCTGGACCCCGGTTGGGCTGCGGACCTGCAAGGACTGGAGCTGATCGATGACGCCGAAACAATATGTCAAAATGATTTGGCCGAATGCCGAGTGCCGGAAAATCAAGGTCCGCAGGTTCGGGGTTTATCTCAGGGGCCTAAACGGCCGGCCCCTTTTCGGCCCGGGAATGCGTATCAAAGAGCCGGACTGTACTGGCCTGTCCGCGCCCGCCGCCTGGCACGCTGCGTTCAAGCACGTTAAAAGCGAGGTCGTTGACCTATGAGCCAGAAAAAACACAAGCAAGAACGGAAGGAGAAGCAGATGTCGGACAACGGGAAGGAACACCATAACGGAAACGTAGAACCGCCCAAGATTGTTGGCGAACTAACCCTGGTGTTTTGGAATAACGGCACGATCGCGCTGGAGGGTGCCCATCCAGACCCCTATGTCACGTTGGACCTGCTGACGAGCGGTGTGCGCGAAGTCGCCAAACAACTGGTGCACATGGCCGCCAGCGGCAAGCTCGAACAACAGCGGATCATTCGGCCCTTCCCCCCCCAATGAACCGGCCAAGCTGTATGAGCTGCGCCTGGTGTGTAGCCTGCGACAGCTTGTATTTCCCCTATGAATGCTGGAATCCGGATCCGGCGGCAACGGGCTGCTTCCCAGACTCAGCCTACCTATGCTATGCTTTTGCACCTTTCGAACCGGGGCTGATGGATCGGACCTGGACGCAGATGAGAATCCTGTGGGAAGAGCGCTATGGCATTGTCAGTAAAATTTAACCGCGATCTTGCAAAATTCACCGCCCGTCAGCTCCAAGCGGTCGAGACCCTGAAATCCGGGGAGTGCAAGTTTTTACTGTACGGTGGCGCCCTGGGTGGTGGAAAGTCTTATTTTCTTCGCTGGTTCGCGGTCCGGCGGCTGCTGGAACTTGCCGCGATGGGGTTTCGCAACGTCACGGGCATGCTGGCCTGTGAAGACTACCCGGCTCTCAAAGACCGGCAGCTCCAAAAAATCGAGACGGAATTCCCCGAGTGGCTGGGCAAACAACACTCTGATCACAAGGTATATGGCCGCAGCTTTATTTTGTACCCGGACTATGGCAGCGGCGTAATCTGCTTTCGAAACCTTGACCAGCCCGCCAAATACCAGTCGGCTGAATTCGCTTTCATTTTTGTCGACGAGCTGACCAAAAACGTCTACGACACGTTCACCTTTCTTCGCACCCGGCTGCGATGGCCGGGCATCCCCGACGATCAATGCTATTTTATCGGCGCCACCAACCCGGGTGGCGTAGGGCATGGCTGGGTCAAGGGCTTTTGGATGGACAAAACCTTCCCGCCCGAATTTTACGATCCGGTCGACTACACGACCAAATTTCACTACGTTCCGGCCAAGGCCGACGACAACCCCCACCTGGACGAAGCCTACTGGGCGATGCTCAACACCCTGCCGGAGAACCTGCGGGCCGCCTTTCGAGACGGTGATTGGGACATTTTCGTAGGCCAGGCCTTTCCGGAATTCAACCAGACCTACCACATTGAAAAACCTCGCCAAGTGCCGGAGCACGCGCGGCTTTACATGACCTACGACTGGGGATTCGGGGCGCCGTATTCGTGCGGCTACTGGTGGGTGGACGAAGACGGCCGGCTGCATCGATTCGCCGAGCTGTACGGGGCCGTGCCGGGCGGCAACGGCTACGGGCTGCGGCAGACCGACGAAGAGCAAGCCGAGAAAATGAAGGTTTTTGAGAACACCTTGAACGTGGGCCTTTGGGATGATCACGGAAATCAGCTCCGGCCGATCACCCGTTATGCCGACCCTACCTGCTGGAACAAAAAACCCGATTACAAGGGCGGCGGCCAGGGGCCTGCTACCGCCGAGGTTTTCAGGGCCTTTGGAATCGATCTGATTCCGGGGGACCCACACCGGCACTTGAAGAAACGACAGTTTCACGCGCGGCTGCGCGTAAAATCCGAGCTGGATCCGGAGACCGGTGAAGAGCGGGTTGTACCGCCGATGATGATGATCTCCAGCGATTGCAAGGATTTTATCCGGACCATCCCCAACCTGCAAATCGACGAGAACGACATCGAGGACGTGGACACCACCGGCGAGGATCATATCTACGACGAAGCGGCCTTGATGTGCATGGCCCGGCCGCTGGCCCTGGACAAGGAAGAGGAAAAGCGCCGGGCGGCCGCCGAGCGCCAAAAGGCCGATCGCGCCAAGCTGGACAGCACCAGCCAGGCGGCATGGGAGTCGCTGGACCAGATCCGCGAGGAACAGGAGCAGCAGGCCGAGGCCGAAAGAGACGCTTTTAGCGAGCTGTTCGAGGGCTTTTAACGAGTTGCGGCGCCCGCTGGGAGACGGGCGCCGCATCGGGAAAGGAGAAGGATAAAAGGATACGACTGACGCTGAACGGATCATAGCAAATTGGCAGGGCTTGTCAAGAAAAAAAGGAGGCTGACGTGGAAAAATTTATCGTTGAAAACGGCATTCTGATTGCACTGGGGATTGTCACGGCATGGTGCGTCTGCCAGGAAATCCGGTTCTGGATCATGGAGGGGCGCCACCGAAAGCAGCTCCGCGAGCTGATGGATCGGCACATGAGCCGAAACTTTGGCGAGTACGTCATGGGCCAGGTCGCCATGGGCGAAACGAAAAACGCCACGGCAGAAGCGAGCGCCGCGGCCTTGAACGAGGCGGCTGGCGGCGGCGACATTAACAGCCTGATCGACGAGGAAATGGGCTTTGCGGCGCACGGCCCCTACCAGGACACGAGGGGAAACAAGATCACACCGGTTACATAAAGTGTATCACATGCTACAAATGGTGTAGCATTGATAGGACCGTGATTGCATAATGATAGGCAAAACCTATCATTATTTCAGGAGGGAGCTGCCAAATGGCGATCGAGACGATTCAAAGATGCACAATCTGCGGACAGCAGGTTTCCAAACTTGGCCCTTGCAACGGAAAAGAATATACCGTGCAAATTCCCGAGCATAAAGGTGTTGCGGCTTGTGAGCTAACGATTTGCCATGCGATGACACACCGACGGGCCGACGGGAAAAGGTGGTATCGGGTTATCCACAAGGAAACTGTTCCCGTCCCCGCCACCCCCAAAAAATAAAACCCTACCCCAGGTTTTTCCCAAGCCTGGGGTATATTTCCTTTTTAAAAAACAGAAACGCAATAAAGTCAGCGGCTTAATTCCCCCAAAAACCGGGGAAAATTTCCCTTTGCGGACAGGAAATGTCCGCCAGCGGACAGAATTTGTCCGCCAGCGGACAGGTTTTGTCGGGACCCGACAAAAAGTGTCGGTTGTTTTTTTGTTGACAGCAGGTATTTTGATAGTCTATGTGTGGCAAAATGATGGGAGAAACCTATCAATGCCAGCGAGAATCCATAAGACTGACGGCAAGTACACGGTTCGCACACCCAGCGGAGTGAAGGCCAAAGGAACGACGTTGCGCAAGGCCAAGGCCCAGCAGCGCCTCCTGAACGCCATCGATCACGGCTACGACCCAAAGAAAAAGCGGAAGCGAACCCGCAGGTCGACAGGATCAAGCCGCAGGGGGTGACATGCGCCTGTTCTCCAAGTCATTTGACGAAAAGAAAGAGCGCCCGCCTATTGACGATATTGTGGAGGTGCTGTTTGACGACTTAAAAAATCCGACACAAAGCCTGCACGAGAGGGTATGGTTCCGAAACATACTCTATTACGCCGGCGAGCAATACCTGGATTTTGTGATCAACCTTCGCACCTTCCGCCGCAAGCTGCTCAACCCCTTCATTCCCACGCCCGTAACCAACATCATCCGAGACTATGTCCGCAGTATGCGGGCACTGATCTTAAACCGCACCGTCATCACGCGGGTATGGCCCGACTCCATGCACAGCAACGACGTTCAGGGCGCCAAGCTGGCCGAAAAGTGGCTGCGGCACCGGGACATGGAAGACGACGGCCGCCTCGAAGACGAGAAAGAGCTGGCCGTTTTGATGATGCTGCTTTGCGGCACCGCTTACATGAGGACCTTCCCGGACATGAACGCCGGCCAGTTTTTCATGGACGGCAAAGGCAACCGCCAGGCGACCGGGAAAGTGGCCAGCCGGGCCATGCTTCCGTTCAACGTCCGCATGGACCAAATGGGCGGGATGATGCTCAAAGACAAGCGGGTGATTGGTATCAAGTCGATCAAGCCGATCGAGTGGGTGGAGGACACATTCAAAAAAAAGGTGAGCGGAACCGACAAGGAGCTGGGCCGCCTGTCTTTTGAAAAG